TATAGTAAGAGCGCAATTTCAAGCATCCATATTGCCTGATTTACTTTATGTATACACTGGAGTAGGGGGAACAGGATCATTGGGTGGCAACCAAAAAACAACCACTGATCCTGGACAAAATGGTGAAAAATCATTTGTAGCTTTAATACCTAATACAACATCAATCTCAAATATAGTAGTTACATCCGGTAATGTTAGTGCTAGAGGACCTGTTAGTAATGTTGGAGGAGCGGGAGAAACTATAGCTACAATATCTAACGCTGTATTCCTAAATTTAGGAACTTTTATAGCAGTGGCTGGTACAGCTGGCACTAATGGTGGAGGTGGTACAGTCGCTGGAACATTAACACCAACACAAATCACAACAGGAGGATCTGGAGGAGGAGGAAACGCAGGTAGTGGACCATTTGCAGTAGCAGGATTTTACCCAGCATTTGCAACTATTACATCTGTAGCAGGAACAGGTACAAATGGTAGAGATGGAATTATGTTTAACAAACCAGTACTAGCATTTATGGGGGGACAAGGCGCAGGAGGTGGAGGTACAGTAGGAGGAAATGGTGGAAATGGATCCTACGGCTGTGGAGGTGGCGGTGGAGGCGGTTCGCTAAATCTAGGAGGTAACGGTGGCAGAGGAGGAGACGGAATAGTAATTATAACAACAAGTTTTTAGAATAATGCTAGACATATTTAATATACCGAACCAACAAGACAACGTAAAGATATTCTACGCTGCAGGTACAACTGCTTGGCAAACTTGGACTAAACCAAGAAAGTGCAATTTTGTTTGGATAATGTGTATAGGAGGAGGAGCAGCGGGTTCTGATGGACTAATTGGGAACAACAGAGGCTCCGGTGGAGGTAGCGGAGCTATAACAAGAGCTCTCTTTCCCGCATCCGTTTTACCTGATATTTTATATATTCAACCGGGCCCGGGAGGGAAGACATCATCAGCTGGTGGTAATAGAAGTTTTGTATCAATAACACCAAGTTCATCAGTAGCTATGAATATAGTATGTACATCTGGCGCTGCTGCTGCAGCACTAGTTACGGCAGAAACAATAGCTACCGCTACGAATATGGGATTGGTTACTTTAGGAATCTTTAATTCTGTAGCAGGATTTTCAAATAATGGAGCATACTTAACATTCAGTATATTATCGGGAGGAGGAAACGGTGGAGAAGGTGGATCAACTCCAACACCGGGCGTAGGATTTGCTTCTATTAATATAGGGAATAATATAGTTACCCCAAATATTGCCGGTGGCACTGGTACTAACGGAGCCAATGGCGCTGATGGAGTTTGGAATTGGAAGCCTATGTATGGGTTGGGGGGAGCAGGAGGCGGTCCTAATACTAATGGTATCGGTGGTAAGGGAGGTGATGGAGGATTTGGTTGCGGTGGAGGAGGCGGCGGTGGCGGAACAATATCAGGCGCTCCCGCAGGACGAGGTGGAGACGGCTTAGTAATAATTGCAACTTTTTAAATCGAAGTGCATCGTCTAAACTAATTTACGTATATTTATAAATAAACACAATTTATGACACTGTTTATTATTTGCGTATTAGCTATCATTGCATTGGGAATTTACGTTACAGTAAATACAAAACCTGTAAAAAGTCACGCGCCAACAAGCTTGCCACAAGAGCCCGTTATCGAGATTGAACCAGAAACTCCTCCGGGAGAAATAGATCTTGGTCCAGCAAATCCGCCTAAACACCAACTTCCAATAGATGGTAATTTAGACAACAAACAAAAAACAAACGGACAACAAAAGTCGAAAAGAAAATACACAAAAAGAACAGACAAATCAAAAATTAATAAAAAAACAAAACAATAATAGTTTATGGGAAAAATTACTGACGAAGAGTTAAAGAGACTTGAAACGGTTAAGAATAAAGTCTTAGAAGTTGCATCAATTTTGGGAGAACTAAATTATCAAAAAATAGTTATAGACGATCAAATAGATCAACAAAAAGATAGTATACGTCGTATTAAAAAAGAAGAAAGCGACTTATTTGAAGAATTAAAATCGAAATATGGAAACATTTCGATAAATATTCAAACTGGAGAATTTAGTTGATCTGTTTTTCAAAAAAATATCGGTATTTATTACTAGATATAAAAAACAAATAAATAACTTATAAACATGGCTGAAACACTAATTTCCCCGGGTATACAATTAAGAGAAAACGATCTAAGTCAAATATCTGAGGGTCCAATAGAAGCAGGTGCTGCTTTATTAGGACCTACAGTTTACGGACCGGTCAGCATTCCTACAGTAGTTAGATCATACTCCGACTATAAATCCAAATTCGGAGCGTCTTTCGTTTCTGGAGGTCAAAACTACGAATACTTAACCTCTATCGCTGCGCTAAACTATTTTGAGCAGGGAGGAACAAGTCTATTAGTAACAAGAGTAGCTTCTGGATCGTATACTGCTGCCACAGCTAGTGTAACAGGATCAGGTGCCGGTAGAACTCCGTTTGTATTAGAGACTCTATCAGTTGGAACTATCATGAATAACAGCGGATCTGCAATATCAAGTTCTCTTGTGAGTGGATCAAACGCAAACATTCGTTGGGAAATCGCAGCCGCAAGTTCAGCATCAGGTCAGTTTACTCTTTTAATTAGAAGAGGAGACGATAGCAATCAGAATAAAACTATATTAGAAACGTGGAGTAACTTATCTCTTGATCCCAACGAAACAAATTATATAGCGTATGTTATTGGTGATCAAGTAGAAACTAGATTGACTGATGAATTTGGAAATGCATATCTAACAACTTCAGGATCTTACGTCAATAAATCAAGATACATAAGAGTAAAAGATGTTAATAATCCAACACCGAATTATTTCACATCTGTAGGTACCGCAGATCCACAATATACCGCTTCAATACCTGCAGTCGGATCAGGATCTTTACATGGTGCGTTTGGTGGAGCAACAGGAGATATTTGGGGAGGATATTCTATTGCTGGAACTGCATTAAAAATGTTTGAATCAATACCATCAGCAGCAGCAACTCAAACGAACAATATACAGGGTTTGATGCCAGGTAATTACACTGGTCCTATAGGTCTTTTAGAAAATAAAGAAGCATACGATTTCAACGTAATATATGCACCTGGTATAAACAACCAAAACGCACCAACTATCGTACAGAGCTTGTTAGAATTGGCTCAAGATAGAGGAGATTGTATTGCTGTTGTAGATATGGTTGGTTATAACCAAAGCATGACTACTGCGACAACTAATGCCGCATCATACGATAACTCATATGCAGCAACATATTTCCCATGGTTAATGGTTAGAAGTAGAGAAACCGGTAAGATGAATTTCGTACCACCTTCTACCATCATACCAGCTATATACGAATATAACGATAAAGTTGCCGCAGAATGGTTCGCTCCCGCTGGTCTTAACAGAGGAACCCTTGCAACAGTTCTACGCCCAGAAAGAAGATTGAGTTTGGACGAAAGGAACTTCTTATATGCAGGAAAAGTTAACCCTATTGCTGCATTCTCAGGAGTTGGTACAGTTGTTTACGGACAAAAAACTCTTCAAGCCAGAGCAACTGCTCTTGATAGAGTAAACGTTAGAAGATTGTTGATCTCATTGAAGAGATACATCAGAAGAGTTGCTGAAGATTTGATCTTTGAACCAAATACACAAGTAACACGTAATAAGTTCTTAAACCAAGTTAATCCATATTTGGAATACGTACAACAGAGACAAGGTCTATACGCTTTCCAAGTAATAATGGACGATAGCAATAACACAGCTGATGTAGTGGATAGAAACCAATTAGTTGGAGCAATCTACTTACAACCAACTAGAGTTGCAGAATTTATCTATCTTGACTTCAACATTTTACCAACTGGCGCATCATTTGGAGCGTAAAAACAGAAAATAAATAAAAATGAACGATAATACAAGAATCAGAATCAAAGTACCAGCGCACTTATACGAAAGCGTAAAAAAGAGGCTGGCAATAAAAGAAGGCAAATCCGATTTTTCTGGAGGAGCGTATACGCAACCTGTAAAAGAAAAGAAAAACGTCGGTGAAAAACCTAAGTCTGAAATGAAAAAAGTCGGCACTCCAAAAGAAGAGGGCAAAGAAAAAACCATTGAAGAAAGGTTAGCAACTCTAGAAAACCTAATGAAAGAAATGGTCAAGGAAAAGAAAATGATGAAAAAAGAGAGTGAAAAAGATCAAAGTTACGAAGCTGGAAAACAGCGTCCATCTATAGAAGAAAAAGACGAGGACGATAAAGAAGAAGATTAAAAACACAAAACAGAGATATTTATAAAAAATTAAAATCGATATAACATGGCAGTACTTGATCCCAATGAAATAATGTTTACGGCGTTTGAACCTACCGTTGCCAACAGGTTCGTGATGTTCGTAGACGGTTTACCTTCATACTTGATCAAAAAAGCGGATGCTCCAGGTATAACAATGAACGAGATCAAATTAGATCACATCAACGTATACAGAAAGCTCAAAGGTAAAGCAGAGTGGAAAAACATTACACTAACACTACACAATCCAATTTCTCCTTCAGGTCAACAGATCGTTATGGAGTGGGTAAGACTACACCACGAATCAGTTACCGGTCGTGATGGTTATTCTGACTTCTACAAGAAAGATGTAAGTATGAGTCTATTGGGTCCGGTCGGTGATATCGTAACTGAATGGATCATCAAGGGCGCATTTATCACAGAGGCTGGATTTGGTACTTACGATTGGAGTTCCGGCGATCCTGTAGAGATTACAATGACTCTGGGAATGGATTATTGCATCCTTAACTACTAATTTTTTCATAACACAACATAAAGCCTCCACTGCTTCGGTATTGGAGGTTTTTTTATGTGAATAAGTGAACACAAAAAAGATTAATTGTTATAAAAAAATCCGTATCTGTATATTTATAATAAAATAAATAATTTATGGCAGAGTTAAAAATTCCTACAGAGACTATAGAATTGCCCTCAAAAGGCTTGGTTTATCCGAAAGACAATCCCCTATCAGAGGGGAAAATAGAAATGAGATACATGACTGCTAAGCACGAAGATATTCTTACGAACGCTAATTACATGAAGCAAGGCAT